GGCTACGCTCGGGTGTGTGGCAACGCTTGGGTGTCCGGCAAAGCTCAGGTGTACGGCAACGCTCGGGTGTTCGACAACGTTTGGGTGTTTGGCGAGGCTCGGGTGTGCGACATCGCTCGGGTGTCTGGCTTCGCTAGGGTGTCTGGCGAGGCTCGGGTGACTGGAGACGCACGATGAGTTCCACGAACGAAAGGTGGGTGTTCTGACCATGCGTTACATTGAGATTCTCGTCCAGAGCTACATCCTGCTCGGGGTGTTTTTCGTGGTGTTCTCCGGGCTGATCTTGAAGGACAAAGATGAAGGCTGACCGCAACGGCCGTGTGGCCGTGATCGTTCAACACGAAGGCAAGCGTGTGAAGCGCACCTTTGATTCCCGCCAGGAGGCGAAGGCCTGGAAAGCTGAGGCCAAGGAAGCCCTCGCTTGTGGGATGCCCCTGGAAGCTGCGACGCTGCAGCCCACCATGGAGGACCTGCTCAAGGACTGTGCCCGTGACGTCTGGGATTCAGCCAAGGATTGGGAAGGGCTGTATTCCCGCGGCCGCAAGGTGGTCGACCTAGTTGGTCCCAAGACCCTGGTCGAGTCCATCGGGGCCGTCCACGTCGACCGCGTCCGCGCTGGGATCAAGGCGATGGGGTCCTCCCCCGCCACGATCAACCGCTACCTGTCTGCCTTGAGTCGCCTCCTGACCTATGCTCATGGCCGGGGATGGCTGAGCCGCATTCCCAAGATCGAGAAGGACCGTGAGCCTGAGCCCCGGTCCTACGTGTTCTCGAAGGCACAGGAGCAGGCGCTAATCCAGCAGCTCAGCCCTGATGTCTGCTGCAACATCGTTCGATTCCTGCTGTACACGGGCCTGCGTTTGGGTGAGCTGTACGCTCTCCAGCCTGACGACTTCGGCTACGACTGTGTGGTTGTCCGTGGAACCAAGACCTCCAAACCCCGCACCGTCCCCATCCCTCGCCAGCATCTGGCGACGGACTGCAGCGTGATCGCCACCCTGATCACCAGCGGGAAGGGCCTTCCGTCGATCAGCTACCTACGTCGCAAGTTCAACGCGGCCCTGGCTGCAATTGGATTGGGCAAGGGCTACTGCATCCACACGCTTCGACACACGTATGCCACCCGCCTGATCCAGGCTCGTGTTAACATCGTGCTGGTCCAAGCTCTTCTGGGGCACTCGTCCATCACGACCACCCAGCGGTATGTCCACACTGACCTCAGCGATCTGACCTCGGCAGTCCAGAACCTATGAGCGATCTCTCCAAGTCCACTCGAGCACGGGAAAAGCGGTCACGGGCCCTCGGCCTGTCCCGCTACCACGCCAACCAAGCGGCTGCCTATGGACTCAAGGGAGCATCGGGCACGTCCCTGCCCACGTACTTCGGCCCTGAGCGGCTGCTCATGGCTGAGGCCACGCGGCGAATGGAAGTGCGCCTCAAGGAACTGATCGAGGAGTACAAGGACGGCAAGGCAGGCAAATACTGCGGGGCCGTCCGCTACCTGTCTGAGCTGGTTCCCGCGGTGTGCTGCGTGATCACGGCCAAGCACGTGCTGGACAACCTGGCCCGTGACGGGGACTGGCAGCGGACTGTCGGTGCTGTCGGCAACGCCCTCCACCACGAGCACTGCCTGCGTGCGATGAAGAAGCTGAGCCGGGGCCACTGGGACCAGTACGACAAGACCGTCCTACGTCGTCGTACTCGCTCGCGCATTCCAGTGATCGAAAAGACCCTGGCCAAGGCGGCAACCCACGCTGGCGTGTCCCTGTGGTCACACCGTGGACGAGCTGAGGTCGGGGCCTTCATGGTCCAGATCATGATGGAGGTCGGCGGGTGCATCACCTTCGAGGTCAAGCCTGACCACCTGGTCAAAGCGAAGGGCTTTAAGAACCGTCGGAAGAAGATCATCCCGCTGCCCGAGACGGTCGATTGGTTGAAGAAGGCGCATGAGAACGTGGCCGCCATGGCACCGTTCTGGCTGCCAATTCCCCAGCCCCCCAAGGACTGGGCCAGCCCGTGGGATGGGGGCTACTGGACCGACGAGCTGCCCCGCCTGTGCCTGTTCAAGGACTACGACGAGGACACGGGGAACACGAAGGACTCCTGCCCTGAGGTGTACTCGGCAATCAGCCACCTCCAGCGGGTACCCTACCTGGTCAACCGCCCCGTGTACGACATTGCGCTGGTCCTGTGGGAGCGCGACCTTGACGCCCCGGCCATGCCCAAGCGGACGGACTTCGACATTCCCCCTCGGCCCAAGGACCGGGAGAGCGAGGAGTACAAGGTCTGGGCCCGCACCTGCGCTCAGACCCTGAGCCGTGAGGAGGAGTGTCGTGCTCAGCGCATCCTGATCTCCCGCACCTTCACTGTGTGCAAGGAGGTGGGCATCGACCCGTTCTTCTACCCTCATCAGGTCGACTTCCGTGGACGGGCCTACCCCGTCGTGAGCTTCCTCCAGCCCCAGGGGCCCGACTTCGCCCGCGGTCTCCTGATGTTCCGTGACGGCGAAGTCCTCACTGCGACGGGTGTCCGCTGGCTGCGTCGCCACCTGGCCAACACCTGGGGCTTCGACAAGGCCACCTGGGCCGAGCGCGAGAAGTGGTCCGTGGACAATGAGGAGCTGATCCTTGCCACGGCCGCCAATGCGGTCGAGCACCACAAGTGGATGGAGGCGAGCAAGCCCTGGCAGTTCCTGGCAGCGTGCTTGGAGTACGTGGCCTGGAAGGCCAACCCTACGACCTTCCTGTCGCGCCTCCCTGTGAACATCGACGGCTCGAACAATGGGCTGCAGCTCTTCTCCCTCATGCTCAGGGACCCCTTGGGAGCGGGTGCTACCAACTGTGGAACTGGGAACCCCCAGGACATCTACACCCTGGTTGGCAAGGACACTTGGCAGCGTCTGCTGGACGACTACGAGAACCCCATGGCCAAGGCCTGGCTGGAGTTCTTCGGCACTGCCATCCCCCGTGACTACACCAAGCGCGTCGTGATGGTCCTGCCCTACGGGGCGACCTACCGCGGCTGCCTGGAGTACGTGCGGTCAGCCTACATGGACAGCATCAGTGGTCGGAAGAAGCAGCCGATTGCCAGCCCTGGGATGGTGTTCAGGTACTTGACCTACCTGACGGACAAGATGTTCGAGGCCGTGGACTCCCGCTTGGTGGGTGCCCGCAAGGCCATGTCGTGGATCCAGACTGTGGCCGACGCCTACAACGCTGAGGGTATGTCCTTTGGCTGGACGGCCCCCAGTGGGATGCGCATCGAGCACGCCTACAAGGACATGAGGTCGGCCTTCGTGCGAACCCACGTGGGCCAGAAGTTCTTGATCTTCCGAACCAAGGTCCCGACGGACAAGCTGTCCAGGCGCCGTCAGAAGTCGGCTGCCAGCCCCAACTTTGTCCACTCGGTGGACGCTTCGATCATGATGCGGACGATGAACCTGCTGGCCGCGGAGGGCATTTACCAAGTGACTGCCGTCCACGACAGCTTTGGTACACTCGCAAACAACGTAGACAAGCTCGGTGCTGCTGTGCGTCGAGCTGCGATGGAGATCTTCCAGGGCAACCTGTTGGACGACCTGTATCAGGAAGCACAGCACCTACTCAAAGATCCGTCGAAGCTGCCCCCGCCGCCTGAGCAGGGAACCTTCGACATCAACACACTCCAACAAAGCGAATACTTCTTCTCATGAAGTCCACCAAGAAGACCAATCTGGTTACCCCTGTCTGTGTCGCCCTTTGGCCCAAGCTGACCATCCCAACCACCAAGTTCGCCAAGCCGGGAACCAAGGGCAGCTACGAGGTCCAGATCGTTCTGGATCCCAGCAACGAGAAGCACGCCCCGTTCATCGACCGCGTCAATGAGCTGTACGAGGAGGCGATTGCCGAGATGGCGATGCTCGAGAAGAAGCCCAAGATCAAGCGGTGCGATCCCCCGATCCGTCCGCTGACCGACAAGGAAGGTAACGAGACGGGCCTGTTCGCTCTCCGTGCGAAGGCCACGGCTGGCGGCACCCGTGACGACGGCACCGACTGGTCGTTCAAGCCCCGCGGGTTCACCCCGAAGGGCGAGCCCTACACTGGGCAGGTCAACCACAACGCCAAGCTGGCCCTGGCCATCACTGCCCGCCCGTTCTATGTGGCGTCGGTTGGTGCTGGTCTCACGCTGGCCCTGGACGCTTACCAGGTGTACGAGGCTGGCGTTGGTGGCCGCGAGACCGCTACCGAGTTCGGCTTCGAGGTCGACCCTGAAGCTGAGGCTGAAGGCGAGCAGGGCGAGGAACGCCCGTTCTGATGGACTCAAGGGAAAAGGGCAAGCGTGGAGAGCGGGAGGCGAGGGACCATGTGCGCGAACACTGGTCATCACCCAACTGCATCCGCGCTGCCCAATCCAATGGCAAGCACTCCGCTGACCTCTTAGAGGCTGGGAAAGATCTTCACGTAGAGGTCAAGCGGATTGCTTCCATCGGGGCCATGGCGTTCTTGGCTCAGGCCGAGAGGGACCGAAAGCTGGGGGAAATACCAGTCGTCCTCATGAAGCACAACAACGGCTTCCAGGGACAGGGCCGTAAGATGTCTGGCTGGGTGGTAGCCTTTCCCATCGAAGACACTTCCAAGTTCATCGAGTCGATCTTAGCCAACAAGAACTCCATCAATGAAATCAGGTCGAACCTCGGACTCATTCCCGACGACTGATCGAGCGTTTCTATACCACGCGCCCTGTCCGGCGTGCGGTTCATCTGATGCGGTTGCTGTCTACACGGATGGCAGCCGCTTCTGTTTCAAGTGCAAAGCAAGAGGAAGGGGAGCCGTGGAAGCAGTCAAGGTCGCTAAGCCCAAGGCGTGGACGCCAGTCGAGATCACCGAGTTTGGCTGCACAGCCAGAGGGATCACGCAAGACACAGGTCGAAAGTTTGGGTATGGTTACGGGACCGATTCGGCAGGAACCAAAGTCCATGTTGCCAACTACTACGACGACCAGGGGCAGCTCTGCGGTCAGAAGCTGCGCTACCCCAACAAGGAATTCAAAGTGCTCGGGACCGTCAGCAAGCGGTTCTTCGGAGGCAACCTCTGGCCCGCGACTGGTCGGAAGATTTGCATCACGGAAGGGGAGCTGGACGCGCTCTCCCTCAGTCAAGTCCAACAGAACAAGTGGCCCGTCGTGTCCATCCCGAATGGGGCGGACAGTGCTGTCGCCACGCTCAAGGCCAACCTGTCGATGCTCGAGGGGTACGACCAAGTCGTGCTCATGTTCGACAACGACGAGCCCGGCAAAGCTGCTGCGGTCAAGGCTGCCGAGGTCCTGACTCCAGGCAAGGCTTGCATCGCTGTCCTCCCTGAGAAGGACGCCAACGATATGCTCTTGAAGGGCAAGAGCGTCCAACTGGTGGAGGCCATGTGGTCGGCCAAGGTCTACCGCCCTGACGGGGTGGTGTCTGGCGAGGCCGTGTGGGAGAAGGTGGCCGTCGAGGACAAGCGCCTGTCGGTCGCCTATCCCTGGGAAGGGTTGACCCGCCTGACCCACGGGATGCGCATGGGTGAGCTGGTGACATTCACCGCGGGAACTGGGGTGGGCAAGTCACTCATTTGCCGCACGCTCGCTCACGACCTGCTCAGGCGTGGGTACAAGGTCGGCTACATCGCTCTTGAGGAGTCAGTCCGACGATCCGTGCTGGGCATCCTGAGCATCGAGATGCAGCGGCCCCTGCACCTGACTGACTTCAAGCCTGAGGAGCTGCGGCCAGCGTTCGACAAGCTGATGGGCGAGGAACGCTTCTTCGCCTACGACCACTTCGGTTCTGTGGACAGCACCAATCTCCTCAACCGCATCCGCTACCTGCAAAAGGCCTGTGGCTGTCAATGGATCGTGCTGGATCACCTGAGCATCGTGGTCTCTGGACTGGACCCAGGCGAGGACGAGCGTCGTAGCATCGACCGCACAATGACGTTGCTCAGGTCAATGGTCGAGGAGACAGGCATGGGCCTGTTCGTCGTGTCCCACCTTCGTCGTGTTGGGGAGGGGCCTGCCCATGAGAACGGCAGTGAGGTCTCCCTGTCTCACCTACGTGGATCCCAGTCGATTGCCCAGTTGTCGGACATGGTGATCGCCCTGGAGCGAAACCAGCAGTCTGACGATGAACGCAACTTCACCACTGTCCGCGTTCTCAAGAATCGGTACAGTGGAGACACGGGGATTGCGTGTACTCTCAAGTACGACCCAGTCACTGGCACCGTTGCCGAGTGCCATCACGTGGCCAAACCGAAGAAGCAGAAGGACAAGAGGGCGACAGCTAAGGACCATGGATTCACACATCAATCTTTCTAAGTGCGTAGTGTTGGACCTGGAAACGGACAACCTCCTGGAGGCTGTCACCAAGGTCCACTGCGCCGTGATCCGCTCTTCAAGTGAGGAGCCTCTGGCCTTCCTGCCGGGGGACACGTCCTTCTTGGACCTGCTCAGGTCCTACGAAGCGATGGGCATCACCCTGGTGGGGCACAACCTGGTGAACTACGACCTGGCTGTCCTGGAGAAACTGTTTGGGTACGTCCACAAGGGGCCAGTCCTGGACACGCTGGTGATGTCCCGCCTGGTCTACCCAGACATCAAGCCCAGGGACTTCGGCCTGCAGAAGAAGGGACGCATCCCCGCGCCGATGATGGGCAAGCACAGCTTGGAGGCCTGGGGCTACCGCCTGGGATTCCACAAGGGCAGCTTCGCCAAGACCACTGACTGGAAAGAGTTCAGCCAGGAGATGCTGGACTACTGTGTCCGCGACACGGAGGTCACCTTCCGGCTGCTCAGGCACCTGGCAGAGACGGGGCCCAGCAAGAAGGCAGTCGAGATCGAGCACGCTTTTGCTCGGAACATCGACTTGTGTACGCGGCGAGGAGTTAGGTTTGATGTCCCCGAGGGCCTAGCTTTGGCGAAGGAGCTGTCAATCGAGCGAGCCAAGCTCGAGGCTGAGCTGATGGCGCTGATCCCCCCGTTCGTGGACAGCTACGTCACTCCGGCGAAGAAGCTCCAGCGAACCAAGACCACCCCATTCAACCCTGGGTCCCGTGCCCACGCCGCCCGAGCCCTGGGCATCAAGTATGGGTGGAAGCCCACTGAGTTCACCGACACTGGTGAGCCGAAGGTCGACGAAGAAGTGCTGGCTGGGTTGGAGTGGCCCGAGGCCAAGCTGATCCTCAACTACCTGACCATCCAGAAGCAGTTGGGTCAGCTCTCTGAGGGGGCCAAGAACTGGCTGCAGGCGGTCAAGGACGACGGCCACATCCACGCCTTCATCAACCACTGTGGAGCTGTGACAGCCCGCTGTACGCACTCTGGGCCCAACCTGGCTCAGGTGCCCAAGGGTCCCCGCTTCCGCAAGCTGTTCCGTCCCACAGAGGGGCTGGTCATGGTTGGCTGCGATGCCAGCGGTCTGGAGCTGCGATGCTTTGGGCACTACCTGGCGAAGTACGACGCCGGGGCCTATGCGACGGTGGTGATCTCTGGGGACATCCACACTGCCAATCAACAGGCCGCGGGTCTGCCCACTCGAGACAATGCCAAGACGTTCATCTACGGCCTGCTCTACGGTGCAGGTGACGCCAAGCTGGGGGCCATCACTGGGAAGGGCCGTGCGGCTGGAGCTGAGCTGCGAGACAGGTTCATGTCCGCCATCCCGGCCTACGCCCAGCTCATCAGCGACATTGGGGAGGCCGCCCAGCGGCGCAACGGCATCCTCTACGGCATCGACGGACGGCGTCTGGAGATCCGTCACAAGCACGCTGCGCTGAACACGCTACTGCAATCGGCCGGGGCCATCGCCATGAAGGTGGCGACGAACCTGGCTTGTGAACGGCTGGCAGGCAAGGCCCACTTGATCCTCCACGTCCACGATGAGATGCAGTTCGAGTGTCGCCCCGAGCACGCCCAAGAGGTTGGCAAGGTGGCGGCAGGGTCTATCGCTGAGGCAGGGCAGATCCTGGGTTTCCAGTGTCCTCTGGCTGGCGAGTTCCGAGTGGGTAACAACTGGGCTGAGACACACTGATGAGGCACAACGTAGCGTACTGGGCAGGACTGTTCGACGGTGAGGGTTGCGTGTGGTGGGGGAATACACCGCGGGTCTCGATAACGAACACCTACTTACCAATCTTGCGGGTCTTGAAAGAGGACTACGGTGGGGCTCTCCGTCTTAACTCGAATAAGGGTCGACGGTGCTATGTATGGACGGCCAGCGGGGACGAGGCCATGAGGTTCCTCAACTTCATCAAGCCTCATCTTGTAATCAAACGCGCACAGGTAGACCTAGTTGAGAAGATGCGCTATTGTGAGAAAGCAGAGCGCCCCATGTACGACGGTGTACTGCGGGGCCTCAAGAAAGTCACCTATGAGCAGTAAGCCCCATCTCCTGATCGACGGCGACCTGATCGTCTACCGCTTCTCTGCGGCCCAAGCCAAAGAGATCCAATGGGCCGACGGCCTGGTCACTGTCCACGCGGACACCGCTCTTGCTCGCAGCGACATCCAGTCGGAGGTCTGCCGCCTGCTCAAGAAGTTTCGGACGGATCGGTTCACGTTCTGCCTGTCCGATGCGGTCAACTTCCGCAAGGGGCTGCATCCGTCGTACAAGTCGGCCCGTGGAGCCAAGCCTGTTGGATTCAAACCGATCAAGGAGTGGGCCCATGAGCACTTCAACGCTGTTGTCTACCTCGGCCTCGAGGCCGACGACACGCTGGGCCTCCTGTCCGCGGACATGGACAACGCGATCATCGTGAGCTGGGACAAGGATATGTGCCAGATCCCTGGACGGCACTACGATCCCCGGCAGAACAAGACCTTCTCCGTCACTCCCGAGCAGGGGTGGGAATGGTTCCTGACCCAGGTCCTGACTGGTGACCGTGTAGACGGTTACACTGGACTGCCTGGGTGCGGACCCAAGACCGCAGAGAAGATCCTGGACGGCAACTGCACTTGGGCAGCGGTCGTCGAGGCGTACGAGCAGGAGGGGCTTACTGAGAAGGACGCATTGGTCCAGGCCCGTCTCGCTTACATCCTCAAGAACCCGTCTGACTACTCAATCGAAACTGGAAGGATCACACTATGGACACCCCCGAAAAGCGCGTCGACATCCACCCCCTCGACATCCACTCCGACGTCACCAAAAAGGCGAAAGACCTGATGGTTCGCAAAGCCCACGACTACGCGGGCAAGGTCGACCCGTACCGTAACTTCCGTCAATGCCAGTCGCTGGGCTTGTGCTCTGTTGAGCAGGGCATCCTGGTTCGCATGAGCGACAAGGTCAGCCGCCTTGCGACCTTCGCATCGGGCGGTGAGTTCAAGGTGAAGGACGAGGCCTTGGAGGACACGGTGGTCGACGTGATCAACTACGCGATCATCCTCATGGCCTACGTGGCTGAGAAGAAGCGGTTGGAGTTTGAAGCCAACCGCACCAATGACAACTTCAATGACAACTTCATCGTCCCTTGTGACGCTCAGTCCAAGGCCTACCACCGCGGTGGCATCTAATGTCGCTGCGGACGCAAGCTCAGATCACTGGAGGCCGTGAACCGCGCCGTCCAGTGATCCCTAAAGTGGTTCTAGAGTACCTAGAACAGGTGTTTATCTACCGATTCCCAAAACCGGGAGATACCGAGGCGGCAATTTTTTACATGGCAGGACAACAGTCCGTCATTTCACTATTGAAAGACGCCTACAAGGAACAACAATCGAATGTGCTTGGCACCGAAGATGCCGAAGATGCCCCCCTCGGCCCCCCCGACTCCTGAGGCACCTAAGCCGTACATTCCTGAGTTGTCCAAAGACCCAGCGGCTGATTCCATGCGGAAGGCCGCTGGTCGTCTTGGGACCAACCAACTGGTGATTCCGCTCAACCCGATCAATCCGCTCTAATGGACTTCACCCGCTCGGCCCGAAACATCTACCAGGAACTGGAACAGGACCGTGAGCCCTTCCTGGAGCGTGCTCGGGACGCGGCCAAGCTGACGATTCCCGGCCTACTTCCTCCAGACGACCACGACAGCCACAGCCGCCTACCCACGCCCTTCCAGGGTCTCGGTGCCCGCGGTGTGAACAACCTCGCTAGTAAGTTCCTGCTGGCCCTGCTCCCGCCCAATCAGTCGTTCTTCCGCATGAGCCTGTCTGAGGCGCACGCTGAGCTGGTCCGCAGCCAGAACGCTGCCACCCAAGCCGAGATCGACGCCAGCCTGGTCAAGATCGAGAAGGCCGTGTCCAGCGAGATCGAACGCCGGGGCCACCGAGTCAAGGTGTTCGAGGCGTTCAAGCACATGATCGTGGCGGGCAACGCCCTGCTGTACATGGACGACGAGTCCCGCCTGCGGGTGTTTCACCTGGACAACTACGTCGTTCGCCGTGACCCCATGGACACCGTCCTGGTGCTGGTCACCAAAGAGTGCATCGCTGAGGCGGCCCTTACGCCTGCCCAGCAGGAGCTTGTCAAGTCGAGCACCGTCCCCCACCGCAGTGACAAGGTCCACGACCTGTTCACCCTGGTCTACCTGGAGGACGGCAAGTACCACGTTCGCCAAGAGCTGTCCGACGTGATCATCCCTGAGAGCCAGGGCACGTTCTCCAAGGACGAGCTGCCCTACCTCCCGCTGCGCCTCGAGGCTGTTGCCGACGAGGACTACGGCCGGGGCCGTGTCGAAGAGTTCATGGGTGACCTGATCTCCCTCGAAGGCCTGACCCAGGCCATCGTGGAAGGCTCTGCCGCCGCTGCCAAGATCCTGTTCATGGTGGCCCCCAACGGCACCACCCGCATCAAGGACATGGCGAAGGCCCCCAATGGGGGCTTCATCTCTGGCAACGGCACGGACGTCACTGTCCTGCAGAGCCAGAAGCAGGCTGACCTGTCCATCGCTTCCCAGACGGCCAACTCCATCGAGCAGCGCCTGGGCTTTGCCTTCCTCCTGAACACGTCGATCCAGCGTCAAGCTGAGCGCGTGACTGCCGAGGAGGTCCGCTTCATGGCTCAGGAGCTGGAGACCGCCCTGGGTGGTGTGTACTCCGTCCTGGCTCAGGAGTTCCAACTGCCTCTCGTCCGCATCCTCATGCGTAAGATGGTGGCCGTTGGTAAGCTGCCCAAGATCGACAAGAAGGTCCTGGAGCCTGTGATCATCACGGGCATCGAAGCCCTCGGCCGGGGCAACGACCTGACCCGCCTGGACATCTTCATCCAAGGGGCTGCCCAAGCGGCTGGCCCGCAGGTCCTCGCTCAGTACATCAACTGGTCCGACTACTTCACTCGCCGTGCTGCGGCCCTCGGCATTGACGCCGCTGACCTGGTGAAGACCCAAGACCAGATCCAAGCTGAAATGCAGCAAGCACAGGCGGCGCAGATGGCTCAAGCCCTGGGTCCTAAGGCCCTGGAAATGGGCGGCCAGGCGCTGACTGCCCCACAATCGCAGGAGTAACCAATGATCGAGATCCAAATCCCGGCTCAACCCACGAACACCCAACAACCGAACACCGCTCCCCCGGCTCCCCCGGCTGGTGCCCCCACTCCTGCTCCCTCTTCTACGGCAAATCAGCCGAGCGGCGGGCCAGGGGAGCGGCCTTCTTGGCTCCCCGAGAAGTTCAAGAGCCCTGAGGACCTGGCAAAGGCCTACGCGGAGGCTGAGAAGAAGCTCGGCGGCAAGCCGCTGGAGTCCACCCAGATCCCTGAGCCTTTGAACTTCGAGTCCTACACCAAGGAGTTCACTGAGAAGGGCGAACTGAGCCCTGAGTCCTTCAAGGCCTTGGCTGACCGCGGCATCCCGGCAGACCTGGTCAACCAGTACATGGCTGGCGTGCAGGCCCTGGCCAAGCAGCAGGTGGCTGAGGTCACTGCGGCGGTCGGTGGCCAAGAGGCCTACGGCCAGATGGTCCAGTGGGCCGCCAACAACCTGCCCAAGGAGCAGATCGAAGCCTTCAACAAGGCCGTCTCCTCAGGCGATGCGGGAATCCGCGATCTCGCCATCCAAGGCCTCCATGCTCAGTATGCCAAAACGGCAGGTCCCGCTCTTACCCAGGGCCGTGGGACTGCGGGTTCGGCAGTTCAGCCGTACGAAAACTGGATCGCCGTTCAAAAGGACATGGCGACCATCCAGTACCGCGACAGCGAAGAGTTCCGCAACCAGGTCCGCGAGCGCATCCGCGTCAGCAAGAACCTGTAGGTACACTCGCTGTCCTACCCCAGCATGACCAAATCTTTCCTCTCTGTTCTTCTTCTGACCGCGACGGCTACCGCACAGTCGTCGTTCGGTCCCATCTTCACCTACTACCAGCAGGGCCGTGTCACTGACCATGCGGTTGGTGATGCGGGCGCTTCGATGTTCCTGGCCTTCCCCAACGTGGGCGGCACGGGTTCGTCTGCTGGCAAGGTGACTCTGCTGGACAACCTGGCCTCTGGCAGTGTTGTCTGGTCGAAGCAGGCGGGCTACGAGATGCTCGCCGCTGAGGTTGATGCTGCTGCGAACACGGCTGCCCTGGTGGCCGTGACTGCGGAGCGCACTGTCAGCGGTGGTGCCATTCGTACCCGAATGTTCGCCTGGTCGGATGCGGGCGCTTCCTCGAGCACCCCGTCCTACACCGTCACGATGGACGCTGGTGACAAGCTCGGCGCTCACATGAGTGAGAACGGCATCGCTGTTGGTTGGTGTTGGACCAGCACTAATGGCCTGACCGTCTACACTTGTGATACCGCGACTGGCCTCATTGGCGGCGAGAAGTTCACCCAGGTGACTTCGCAGCCGTTGCAGTCGGTCCTCTCGGCTGACGGCACCACCCTGTACGTGGAGGCCATGGACTACAACTACGTGTTCCACATCGACGATGATTCGAGCACGGCGATCTCGCAAAGCTCGATGTACCCCACCCTGTTCGAGGGCTTCACGGCGGGCCAGAGCTTCGCTTCGGCTGGCTTGGCTAGTTCTGCCCGTGACGTGTCGGTGCGTATGTCGGTGATTGGCAGCAATGCCACGATCTACGCCAACCACTCGAACTTCTACGACTGGAACTACAACCCCTCTGCTCCCACCGAGCATGGTTTGTGGAAGACCCAGGGCTTCACCACTGGCGGCACCTACCCCGTGGCTTTGGCGATCAGCCCCGACGGTAATACGCTGTTCACGGGTCTGTTGAGCCCTCTGGTTGACCTCGGCGGCTTCGGTACGATTGACCTGAGCAACCAGACCTTGCCGTTGACCACCAGTGGCATGACGTTGGTCCAGTACCCGATCACGGGTCTGGCCGCCTACACGTTCTACTCGGACATCAAGTTCATGAACGACACCACGGTGGTTGCCATGTCCCGTATCGCGGGCACTCACGGCAAGCTCACCTGCTGGACCAAGCAGGGTTCGACCTGGGGTCCCGCTTACACCACGGACTGGTCGATCAGCGATCACTTCAACAACCGCTTGGCAGTCAACCCTGCCAACCGTGCTGCGGCATTGCGTTACGGGAATCCTCCCGGAGGCAACCTGGGCACGTACATCACCCTCTACAACATCACGCCCTGATCTATGAAGAACATCCTGATCTCCCTCTTGTGTCTGACCTCCCTGACTGCCTGCATCACCTCAGGCGACCTCCGAGCACTGGCTGACGTCCAAGAGACGTACCACCAGAAGACCGAAGCGGCTCTCGAAAAGATTGCCGACTCGACTGCCACGAAGGAGCAGGTGGACGAGGCCAAGGGTGAGATCAAGGATGCGTCGACCGAGTTCAAGGAGGCGGTCGAAGCCATTGCGAAAGAGGTTGAGGAGCGAACCGAAGCCACTCTCACGGGTCTCCCTGAGTCTGCTGAGGGTGGTCTTGTGGGCATTCTCGCAGCCGTCGCTTTGAACTTCTACCGCAACTCGACTCGCAAGAAGGACTTGGAGAAGTCCAAGGGTAAGACGGCGTAGTCAAACGCCTGAGACAACAACAAGGCCGTGCTGGGGGCTCCCCGGTGCGGCCTTCTGCATTGGTACAAGCTGACCCGACGAGATTCGCTACCTTAGGACCAGCTTTTGTGAGGCCTGCACGGGATGGTTCCCCGTGCGGGCTTCACTGTTTTAGATCATCGGAGACGCGCCCAACTGGCAGCACTCCCACACGCATACGACTGATTGCTAATCCGCGAGACCTGGCCGCTTACGAGCGACAACCTTGTGTGAACGGACGGCTGATCTGATCGCTTCTGTTCGTTTCAACCTGTTCGATTTCTAGTTACTCAAATGAGTTACAACCCTACTCTGTCCAACCCCGGCCAGGCAAACGCTGGCGGTGCAACGGACGCACTCTTCCTCAAGCAGTACGCTGGCGAGGTCATGACGGCCTTCAACCAGTCCAACCAAATGATCGAGCTTGGCAAGGTCAAGACGATCTCCAATGGCAAGGTTACCACGATGCCTCAGATCGGCATCGCGTCGGCCAAGTACCACACCCCTGGTCAGTCGCTGCTCGACGACAACAACGCCTACGGCACCGCCTTCAAGCACGCCGAAGCCAAGCTCACCGTCGACGACATCCTGCTGGCCTCGACCTTCATTCCTGACATTCAGGAATGGATGATCCACTACGAGACCCGTGCTGAGTACGCCAAGCAGATGGGCGAAGTGCTGGCCCGCCAAGCGGATCGTCGCTTGATCGCTTGTGCGGCTCTGGCCAGCGGGGCTCTGACCGCCTTCGATGGAGCCACCTTCAACACCGACTACGCGGCTCTGCCTGATGTTACTTTCAACAGCGGCACCGTTGGCTCTACGGCGGGCTCGTGGCTGGTTGACCTCAACCTCCAGAACTCGGCCACCGCCACGGTGAGTGCGGCCCTCTTCAACGCCATCTGGGCCACGGCGCGTGTCTTTGACGAGGCCAAGATCCCGACCTCTGATCGCTACATCATCTGCCGCCCCGAGTTGTTCTACCGTCTGTACAACCAGACGAACACCGCGGGCTTGATCATTCTCAACAACGACGTCAATGCAGGCACCAACGGTAATGCGTTGGAGCCGAAGATGATGATCAAGTACGCGGGCTTCACCATCATCCCGGTCCAGCAGGCTGCGCAGTCAGACTCGAAGCTCTGCACGTTGGGCGTTAGCACCGGCGACGGCACCAACATCTCTGGCATCGGTCCCTCTGGGAACACGACCAAGTACAACGTGAACCTGACTCAAATCTGTGCGGTCGCCTTCCACAAGTCGGCCATCGGTACTGTCAAGCTCAAGGACTTGAGCATCCAGACTGAGTACAGCGTTGAGCGTCAGGGCACCCTGCTCGTCGCTCGCTACGCCATGGGTCACGCGGTGCTGCGTCCTGACGCCGCCATGCGCTGGACTTCGATCAACGTGGCCTAGTCCTGATCTGACCTGACAAGGAGGGGGACACCCCGTCCTCCTCCTTATTCCCTTCTCTCTCTCTCCACACAGACCACTCAACCAATGGCAGTCGTAACCTCCACCACCCGCCTCCAGGCAGTCAACAAGATCCTGGCCGCGGTGAACGAAGCTCCCGTAGCCTCCCTCCCGGCAACTCGCCGTGACGCAGTGTTAGCTGAGGCCGTGCTGGACGAGGTTACTCGGGAAGTCCTCAGCCGTGGTTGGCACTTCAATACCGAGACGATCACCGTCACTCCGAACGTGTCGAACGAGATCCCCGTCCAGGCTACCTGGGCAAAGGTCGACCTCAATGACCCCAGCTACTACCGCGGCGACTACGACATCGTTGTCCGCGATGCGAAGCTGTACAACACGGTGACCAACTCGAGCACGTTCACCACGTCCATGAAGGTGGAGGTCGTGCTATTCCAGGACTTCGAGAAGATCCCTGAGGCGGCCCGCCGCTACATCATGGTTCGAGCTGCTCGCATCTTTCAGGACACTGCGGCCGGTGCTCCCAACATCCACCAGTTCCAAGAGCGTGACGAGATGATGGCCCTGCTCGACCTGCGTGATCAGGAGGCCACCGACGCCGACTACACTGTGTTCGACTCCTGGGCCGTCCAGCGTGTCGTGAACCGCCTGTCCCCGCTGTCTGGCATCGGTCCCTACTAATGCTCCTAGCTAAGTCTCAGCCCAACCTGGTTGGCGGCGTGTCTCAGCAGCCTGACGACCTCCGCCTTGAGAGCCAGTGTCGCATCCAAGAGAACGCCTACGGAACGATTGAGGAAGGCCTCAAGAAGCGCCCCGGCACGCTCTGGTTGAACGGCCTGGAGACCAACCCCAGCGACGACTTCGTTGGAGGCTCCTACCACTGGGTCAATCGAGACGCGGCTGAGCGTTACTTGTTCGGAGTCGTTAGCACCAGCAGTGGGGCCTCCGCGACCATCCGGGCATGGGACCTGGAAGGCAATGCCATCCCCATCATTGACACGGGTGGGCCGGGGCTTACTGCCCTGATCAACACCTACGTGGTGCCTAGCTTTGACTCGCTGGCTGACTTCAAGTGGACCACGGTGAACGACTACACCTTCCTGGTGAACACGTCGATTGTCCCAGAGGTCGACTCTGGCAACCCCTCCCCTACCCAGGATGCTCGGACTGCGTACCTGTACGTGCGTCAGGGCAACTACAAGACCAACTACCGTGTGGAAGTGTCGACGGCCTCTGCAAGCAAGACCGCTGAAGTGGCCACCTGGAACGGCACTGCGGCTGGTCCTGTCCAGGAAGAGTGGAACGTCTCTCTAAGCGCGGCGGGACCCAACGGCTCCGTCTGGACGGTCACTGTCCTGGGCTACACCAAGTCCTACACCGTCACTGGCAGCCCCACCGCGCTTCAGGCGGCGGCCGCCATCGCCTCAGCGATTAACTCCGCAGTCGGCGGGGACTCGATGGAGGACATTGTCACGGCTACCAATCCTAGCACCACGCCTGCGTTTCGCATCAAGGCCGACGTGGCGGGCGTGTCCTTCACCCCGACTGTGGTCAACAACAGTACTGGTTCGGCTACGGTCACCGTCGTCACTGAGTCCACTGGCACCGAGTACAACTCGATCAAGACCGACGACATCGCTGAGCAGCTTCGGACGCAGCTCGATGGTGGCGGCTGGACGGTTACCCGCTCGGGCAGCGTGCTCAAGATCACCAATGGTACGGCCAACATCACCCGCATCTTCACGTCGGACTCAGTTGGGGACACCGCCCTCAAGGGCTACCACCTGACCGTGGACAACTTTGATGAGCTGCCTCCTCGATGCTTGGACGGCACCGTCCTGCAAGTGCAGGGAGCCGTGGAAGCGAACGAGGATGACTTCTATGTTCGCTTCGTGACCCCCGTACCCAACACCTTCGGGGAGGGCGAGTGGCGTGAGGCCGTTGGGCCTGACCGCCCCGTTGCTCTCAAGAAGATGCCGCTGGTCCTGATCCGTAAGCAGGACGATGCACTGGGAACCGTCACCACTGTCCCCTTCGCCATCTACTTCTCGCTCGAGGAGTACCCCTGGCTGGAGTGCCAGACCGGTGACATTGAGACCAACCCCGCCCCCAGCTTCGTTGGCAAGCCGATCACCGACATCTTCTTCCACAAGAACCGCTTTGGCATCCTGACGGAAAGCTCCGTCTGCATGAGCGAAGCAGGCATCTACGGCAACTTCTTCCGCACGACCGTACGGCAGTTGCTCGACAGCGACGTGATCGACATCCAGGCGGCCCACACTGAGGTTGCCAAGCTCCAGCACGCGGTGCCCCTCAATGAGCGCCTGCTGGTGTTCGCTGAGCAGGCCCAGTTCGTCGTGAGCGGGGACCCGATCTTGACCCCCAAGACGGCGAGCATCCAGTTCGTGACGAGCTACCCGATCAACACGGCTGTCGCCCCGATTGTCGTGGGCAAGAACGCCTACTTCGTGTCAGACCGACAGGAGTGGGCCTCGCTGATGGAGTACCAGCAGATCGCTGACCCCAGCGACATTGCCAAGGGAAGCTACATCGCCCAGAACATCAGCCTGCAGATCCCGCGGTACATCCCCCAGGGTGTCACCACGATCACTGCCTGCGAGAGCGAGCGTGTGATCGTTGTGCTCAGCTCGGCAGAGCCGACGTCACTGTTCATCTACAAATACTTCATCGACGGGGACCGCGTGCTCCAAGCGGCCTGGTCGAAGTACACGTTCGACCGGGATGTCCTGAGCTGCCAGTTCTACGGTGACAAGCTGTACATCATGGCGGGCCTGGACAGCGCCAGTGCCTTGGAGGTCATGGACTTCAAGTTTGGCACTGACGACTTCAGCACGATCACGGCTCCCCTGATGGACCGCCAGATTAGTCTGAACAGCGCAACCAAAACGTACTACCCTGCCGGAAACAAAACCTTCATAACGCTGCCTGCGTCGTACAACCTGGATGCCCCGTTCGTCCCTGTGATCACGTTCGCCATCGGGAGCTACACCTCCCCGACCATCGAGACGACCGACCCTGTGTCTGGCCTACCGTTCGCCAACCCTACGGTCAGCCTACCTAACAACCAGACGGCCACCACGGGCATGATCCTTGGTAGCCTCTACACCATGCGTTACCAGTTTGGTAAAGCCGACCTCCGTGAGGAAGCTACCAACGGTGGTCGAATCCCCATCGCTGAAGGACGCTACCAGGTTAAGTGGGGCACCATCCGCTACGTCAACACCAACCACTTCACTGTGGACGTCCAGATTGACAGCGAGACGGCATCAACTATGCTGTTCTCTGGAACGCTGGGGAACAGCGGCGGCAACGCCCTGGTCAAGTTGGACCAAGGTCAGTACAGGTTCCCGGTCTTTGCCAGGAACGACGAATTCACCGTAACCATCACCAACAACACCCCATGGCCGAGCACACTGATTGGAGCCGAATGGATCGCGGAGTTTACTACCCGGTTCCCTCGGGCTCAATAGCGATCTCGGTGCCCACCGACGAGGACTTGGACTTCCTGGCCGCTAACCTGCGTACTGAGGATGCGCGGGAGGTGGCTGAGAGCCCGTTCAATCCGCATGGTCTGCCTGCTCGCCAGATCTTCGAGGGAGTCAAGGACCTTCCTGGGACGCGTGTGGTCAAGCACAAGGGCGTCCCGTTCATGATCGTAGGTGTCCTCTTCCAGGGCGGCACAGCGTTCCCCTGGATGCTCGGCACCCCGGCTATGAAGTCCTTCCACAAGTCGATCTTCATTGAGTCCAAGAAGTGGCTCGGGCAGATCAAGCAGCACAGCCCTGTGGTCTTCAACTACTTCGACATCAGGAACACCACCCACATCAAGTGGGCACTCCGAATGGGATTCCGCCCAACCAAAGTTCTCCTCAACAACTACTACCTAGGAATGATCCTCTAACCATGTGCGTCCCGGCTCTAATCACCGCCCTCGGGGCTATGGCCCCTGCCACGGCGGCAGCTACGCAGCTTGGAATCTCAACGCTGGGCACCGTCTACGGTGTCGTCCAGCAACAGCAGAACGCCGCTGCTCAGGCCAAGTGGCAGCAGCAGCAGTCCGCGGCAGTCCAGGCCAACGCCACTGCGGCGGCTGTCAGCCAGTACAGCGCACTGCTCAATCGCCAGAACCAAGAGAACGCTGCGGCGTCCCAAGCCATTGACGCCAACAGTCGGAAGGCTGCGGCGGCCGCGGCGGCTGCCCGTGTGTCCGCTGGAGAGGTTGGCACGGCTGGTAACAGTGTGTCGGCCCTGCTCGACGAGTACCGTCAGCAAGAGCTGGGGTTCCGTCAGACGCAGATCCGCAACGCCACCTGGGCGAGTGCTCAGTTGAAGCTGGACATGGACGCCGTTCGGGCCAACCAACAGGCCGCCATCGCTGCCTCGGCTCCCAAGCCCGTGCAGGCTCCTGACTACCTGGGCGCGCTGTTGCGCATCGGGGAGGCATCCATGGACGCCACCACCTACTACGTGAAGAACAAGGTTCAATAGAATGGCTCGTCGCTTCGTGATCCAAGGACCTCAGGATGAGGGCCAGTTGCGTCCGCAGGCAACCCCTGTGGACAGCTTCATGACGCCCATCATCCAGGGCCCTGCCATGCAGCAGATCTTGGATCTGTCGCCCCTGTCGAACTCCTTTGCCAACATGGCCCAGGCCATCGGGCAGGAGGTCTCCACGGATGCACAGCAGAAGGGCGCGAGTACGTTTGCTACGGACCCTGCGGGTACTGTCGGTGCTTTGCAGGACAAGGACTCCCGCGACAAGATCGCTGCGATGGCCAGGAAGAAGGAGATCCCCGAGTGGGCGATCCCTCACTTCTATCGGCAGATCTCTGAGCTGGCTGCTGAGGGCCAGTTGGCGAAGTACCGGGATGCCCTCAACCTCCGCATGGAGGAGTACACGCGGATCGAGGACGACGAGGGCAACCTGCTCGCCGACCCCGCCAAGGACGCTGACGAGATCGCCAACGAGGTGTGGTCTGAGCAGATCGCGGGCAACCCGATCTTCACTGACTTCTATGCTCAGCAAGTGGCTGCGGCCAACCGCAACAACATCACGGACAACTGGCGGTCTCAGGCTGTCATTGCCCGAGCTGAGAAGCTCAAGCAGTGGCGTCTCACTCAGATCCAGAACAAGTTTGGGACCCTGCTCGAAGACCTCACTGTCAATGAAGGTCAGAACTCTGAGCTGCTCGACCGCGAGATCCAGAGTGCCCGTGAAGCGGGTATGCCTGATGTCCAGGCCGCTGTGGCCCGAGCTGCCATCACCCGAGCCCAGGTGATTGTGATGGAGGCCCGTCGTAGCACGGACCCCCTGAGCCGTCAGCGGATGTTTGAGAAGGCCCGAGCGATCATCGAGACGGCCGGGGAGGTCAGGTTCGGGAAGACGACGCTCGAGCAGAACCAAGAGCTGGCATTGAGCCTGGAGGGTGCCCTCGCTGATATTGAACAGCAAGCCGACCACGCTGATCGGGAGAACTCTGTTGACCGCAGGCAGCTCATCGAGAAGAAGGGCTTTACCTTGATCGATGAAGCCAGGGCCTCTGGAATTGAAATCCAGTCCCTCGGTCAGTGGTTCCAACAACGTGCAGCTCAGGAGAAGATGCCTGCCGAGGAGATGATCATCATCGGTGGGATAATCGCGAACCTCCAGCAACTGAGCACGACCTTGAGCGGTGACGACCAGACGGTGGCCAGAAACCTGTACGTGGGCATCCTCAATGGCACTACCACCCGCGGGGAGATCATCGCGGCGATGGCCAATGGGAGTGTCACCCTTGATCAGGGCCCGATGCTCATCCGCACTCACAACGACTATGAGTCGAAGCAGCAGGCGTTGGAGGACCACGACCCCGGTGTGAACAAGGCGGTGGAGCCGTTGACTACCCTGATCCAGAGCATCGGCCGCAACACCGCGGGTGTCGATGAGCTGGAGTCGCGTCTCCTGTCCATTCGCAACGACCTGTCTGTCGAGCTGCAGGCGGCCGACAAGCTGCCCGCTGATCGACGCCAAGCCGCTGTGAAACTCGCCCTGGAGGCCAGCAAGAAGGCCGCCACGGAAGCTACGGTGACCTGGTCGGCCAACGTGGAGAAGTCCCGCAAGACCCTGCTCGACCTGGTTGTCAACCCGTCGTCCACGGCGTCACCTGAGCAGAGGGCTGAGGCTGAGAAGTACCTCAGTCGGAGCGAGTTGGTTGGGTTTGAAGACCTCCGTAGCAACTACAACCGGTTTGAGAAGAACCTACAGACTGCCACGCTTGAAGGGCGCACGACCTTTACGGCGATTGAGAGCCTCGGGCAGCTCCTGCGAGAAGAAGGCGACATGGAGGCTGCCCCCGAATTCGGTGCATTCCAAACGGAGCTGTACGTGCTTGGAGACAAGAAGTACAAAGAGGCCATGCTCGCTGGGTACTCCCCTGAGGAGGCTACTAAGCAGGCTGCTGCTGAGATGAATGCTGTCGCCCTGCGGGACCTACGCTTCTCTGAGCAGTTGCGTCCCTTCCTGGAGGCGCGTAAGAACAAGTCCTCGAAGGACGTCGACACGATGTCTCGGCTGGGAGAGCACGTCAGTGAGAAGCTCTCTGATGGTCTCGATAGCTGGCTTGGAATCAACAATGAAGAGGTCGAGGTGGTTCTCGCCACCATGTCTCTTCTTCCACTTGATGGTCATGGGGGCATCAAGCAAGCAGACATGATTGAAGCCTACACCAGGGGCCTAAACGAAGTCCGCAAGAGTTGGGACTTCAGTCGGGCCCAAGCGGTGAAAGACGTCCTTGACTCAAATCCCAAAGCCACGATCAGGGTCAAAAGGGAGGCCGCAACTCGGGCCGCAGCGTTGTTTGGGGTGACGACCAGTGAAGTGCTGCGAGGTGCTATCGGGATTGAAGGTAAGGCTGGGTACGCCCCATTCAACCCGAGCGCCTTAAACCCCATGACCACGCCTCTATTCATGGACTACGGTGGCACCAGCGAGCTGATAAAGACGCAGTTACTGGATCGCTACGACGTAGATCCTGAAGTCCGCGCCACAATCGCTTCGGTCATGAGGGCCGTTGGCCTGGACCCTGAAAGTGAACAAGTACGCACCCAATTCTTTGAGGCACAACTCGCTGCCGTGAAAGCTCGCATAGGTCGCTAAGATGCAAGACAACACTACTGGACGGACCATGTGGATCACCGGGACCTATCCTTACCAAGAGGCTCCGAGTGCCCCCGAGACGGGTGGAGGCTTCAGCACCAAAGACTACACCGACCTGACTCTAGACAACCTCTTTGCTCCTGTTCGGGGCCTCGAGGGGGCGATCAAGTCTGTCTACGGTCTGGCTGACACTGTCGTTGGCGATGCTCTGCCCAACTACGACAAGCGCCTGCTCGGGGAAAGCTCCACGATCAGTGGCGGCCTGATCGAGGGCCTGACCCAGTTCGTCGTACCGTACGTTGGCCTGACTCGCCTTGGAAAGATCGGTCAGCTCGGCAAGGTTGGCCGCTTCCTTGGCAGCGGTTCCATCGCTGGAGACGTGGCCGCGGGAGCACTTGTCGACTTCACCGTGTTCGAGGGATCGAGCGGCCGCCTGAGCGACCTGGTCAAGGGCACTGCCTTTGAGAACGACGTCAGCCGCTACCTCGAGACCGACGAGGACGACAGCGAGTTCGAGGGCCGCCTCAAGAACCTGGCTGAGGGTGGTATCATCGGTGTCCCTCTGGACCTCCTGTTCCATGCGAGCAAGGTCACCAAGACGTACAACAAGCTCCGTCGCAGCGGCGTCACTCAGGCTGAGGCTGCCAAGGCCGCCACGACCTACTACGAGGAGGCCATTGACGGCCTGCTCACGAAGCAGATGCACCGTAAGGCTCACGACCTGCGCGTCGCTGAGGGCCGTGCTCCGCGCTTCGAGCAGGTGTACGGCAACACCAAGCTGTCGGACATTGTCTCCAAGACGGGTGCCCTGACCCAGCTCGAGGGAGCCGACCGCGAGATGTTCGAGACCTTCATCACGAAAGTCGGACCGAAGCTGTTTGACGACATCTCTGTTCGCTTCGAGCCCACCACTCCTGGTGCCTCCAACTTCGACTACCGCTACAAGACCATCAGCCTGCTCAGCGAGAGCTTCCAGCTCGGGAGGATCCGCAAGGACCTGATGCACGAAGTCTGGCACAGCTTGGAAGGACGCCTCACCCCGGCTGAGTCCAAGAAGATCACGACCCAGTTCGTCGAAGCCAGGAAGGCTCACTTTGAGAACTCTCCTGGGGCGGTTCGTCGCTTCGAGCAATTGAAGGCGGCAATGACCCCTGCTCAGACCGAGGACGCGATTGACGAGATCGTCGAAGCTGGCGAGTATGAGTTCATCTCCCCGGCCGAGTGGTTCGCCACCAACGCCACTGACCTGACCGAGTCCCGCCTGGCCAAGCTCAAGGCGATGCAGGGGGGCGGCATCAAGAACACCCTACTCCGCATCCGTGAGGTCTTCTCGGACTTCGTGTCCATGATGCGGTCCCGCTTTGGCGGCAAGAATCTGGACACGATTGTTGGGGACTTCCTCGGCGGTCGGAAGAGCCAAGCTGCCTCCTCGATCTCCCGCCTCAAGGGCCGTGGGGACCTGGCTTACGCCCGCTCCTTCAAGGTCACCCAAGAAGAGTTCGACGCGATCTCCCAGGCCGCTGAGCAAGCCAATGGCCAGGGTCTCCGCGGTGCTGACTTCGCTGCGAGCATCCCCTACCCCCGCACCCTCAATGGGCAGCAGCGCGTTACGGGTTTTCCGCTGGAGTACCCCAAGTACGGCAGCGGCGACAACGCCGTCGACGTGAAGGTGCCCAACGACCCGCCTGGTGCCAACGTGATCTACGCCATGGTTGTCGCCATAAACAACCGCGGTGCCAAGGCTGAGGCCGTTGAGAATTACCTCCGCCGTCTGGGTGTGACTGTCACGGAAGACGCCGAGAAGCTGCTCACGGCGCGCCTGGATGCTGAACGGAAGGCTGTTAAAGAACTCCTGGTTGGTGAGGCCAAGGGCCCCTCTCAGCCGTCCAGGGAATCGCTGTCCCTCGGTGAAGTGATCGTCGACGAGGACGGTAGCAGGACGTTCATCCGCAACGCCAGTGAGGACGATGGTGGCGGCTCTGCTACTCTGTCTTCCAGGCGGCGCAAGGAGATGCTCAGCGATATGGCGGAGGCCGACAAGAGCATTGTTGGGCTTGGCCTGGACAAGCAGGAAGAGATGAACCAGCGTGCCCTGTCACGCCTCCAGCTTGGTGAGACCTCTGGCTGGTCGTTCGTGGAGGACTTCCTCGAGAACGAACCCCGCGAAGTCCAGGACAAGGTCTACGCCTACCTGGATGCGCTGGTCGCTGAGGCTGGTGAGGCTGGTGATTTCCCTACTCGGAAGCCCCGCCCCGGTGAGGTTGTCGCCAAGGCTAAGCGTACGGAAGCTGGAGCGGGCATGTCGAAGGGCGGCCGCGGGTCCTCCCTGGCAGGCGCGGACATCCAGCTCACTGAGCAGGACGTGAAGGCCGTGCTCGCCAAGCTGGAGTACAGCAAGCCTGAGCTTGTCCTGCAGGTCAAGCGGAGCCGTGAGGCTTCGGCCAAGGTCACCCTTGAGTCGATCGCTGAGCGTCGGAAGGCCCTGATGGAAGAGGGCATGGAGATCCAGGCCAAGGTCGAAGCGGGTGAGTTGAACGATACCGACATGGATGCGTTCGCCGGGCGTGCTCGTCGTCAGTTTGACGAACTCCAGCGGGCGGAAGAGCGCCTGCTCGCTGCCCAGGCTGAGGAGGGTGCTGAGGTCTCTGCGAAGGCTAAGACCCCGAAGGCTGAGGCCACGGAAGCCCCTGTTTCTACTCAGGAGGCCGGGGGGAACAGCGAAACTAAGGGTCCCGATGAGCCCCCGAGCACGCCTCCTGAGGCCACGGAAGCCCCTGTTTCTACTCAGGAGGCCGGGGGGAACAGCGAAACTAAGGGTCCCGATGGGCCCCCGAGCACGCCTCCTGCGGCCGCAGCGGTTGAGGAGCCCGCTCCTGTGAAAGAGCCTGAGCCTGAACTTCCTCCCATGGAAGACAAGGTTGAGGACTTCCTGCCGCCCGAACCGCCCAAGGTGGAGGCACCCGAAGCTCCGAGTGAACCTCGGAAGCCCAAGCGCCTGGTCGAACTGGGCTCTGAGAAAGGTACACTCACTAGCGAGGACCTGCTTGATCTGCGTCGTGCCGTCAATGAACGGAGCGAGCAGGAGTGGCAAGAGCTGAACATCAACCCTCGCGACCTCAATGAGGACGAGCTGGTTAGCCTGTTCCTCCACCACCGCGGGATCAACCTCAACCGGATGAACCTGAACGCCGCCGAAGAGGTTGGTGTCTTCCGTCTGCTCGAAGAGTTCGGGTTCGGAAAGCGCCTCCGCGACCAGGGCATTACCGCCCTGGACAAGGTGGGCTTCCCACAACTGGAGAGCATGATCGGCGAGCACGCTGCCATGACTGGCCAGAACCTCTACGACACGGCGGTCGAACTTATTCGAGGTGCGGACAGCCTGGCCGAGTTGAAGGTTACGCTGGGTGTCGCCCGTATTCGCCTGGTGCAGGCTAACGCTGAGCTGACTCCCAAGCTGCATGACCTGTTCAAGATGGCGGATGAGGTTGGAGCGGAGAACCTCCCCGATGAGGTCGTCCTGGACGTCCTGCTCGAAGTGGATGAAGTGGCTAACCTGGCTCAGGCTGTCTCTGGAGCGGCCTCGGAAGGTGGCCGCTACCTGCAGGCCCTGAATCTGCCGGTCGACTCCAAGGGCGTGTCTCTGAGCCTGGACAAGGGTCTGGAGAAGGTCCGTGAGAAGATCCGCAGCGGCACTGTGGACGTTGCTACCAAGAAGGCCATGCTCGAAGGCGTGGGGGGCAAGGAGCAGGCGGTCAAGTTCATCGTCAAGCTGAGCGAGACCCTGGATGCCAACACGGGCCCCCTGGCAGGCAAGTCCTACATGAAGATGGCCAACCTGGTGAAGATTGCCAATGACGCCAAGAAGGTGGGCTTCTGGGACATCCACAACACCTACTTCATCAACAACCTGGTGTCGTCCAGTCAGACGATCATCGGTGTCCAGATGATCTCGAACATCCTGACGACCGCCCTGGCTCCTCTGGAGCGAGCGGCGGGTGGTCGGTTCGGGGACGCCCTCAAGCTCTACAAGCACTACATCACCAGCTTCGCGGAGTCGGTGAACATCGCCAAGTCGGCCCTCAAGGAGAACCGCCCGATTGGTCTTGGTCGCCGCTACGACGGCCTGCAGACCCCGACGATCAGCCGCAAAACGATCCCGGCATTGCAAAAGCTGGCGAACAAGGTGGGTGAAAAGCCCGTCGACTTTGCCACTTCTGCTCTGGGGTTCCCGTTGCGGGGCATCCAGGCTGGCGACGAGTTCTTCAAGCAGTTGAACTATCGTGCCCAGCTCAAGACGGCCGTGGAAGCCAGCCTTGCTCGTCAGGGAATCAGCGGCACCGCGGCCTCGGCTGAGATGCAGAAGGCCATGGACATTGCCATCGTCAACGGCGAATTCGCGACGAACGAGCGCCTGATTCAGGAGGGCTGGCAGGAAGCTGCAAAGACTACCGACCCCAAGGACGTCAAGGCCATGATGAGGAAGGCCCTGGCGTATCGCAAGACCAAGTGGGATGAGCTGGAGGGCGTTGTCCCCACCTTCACCAACCACGCTGACCGTGCCACCTTCCTGGCTAAGGAGGTCACTCTGCAGGCTGATAGTCGGGGTGGAATGTTTGGCGACGCCGCTGAAGTGATCAAGTCGGGGGTCAAGCGTTTCCCGCCTGCCCGTCTGTTCCTGCCGTTCGTGAGCACGCCGATCAATGCGCTGTTCTATGCGGGCGACCGACTGGTGGCCCCTGCTCAGGCAATCTCCTACCTGATTGGGGAGGTCACCAACTCCCATGGGGCGATGGTCAAGGTGGGAGAGAAGCTCGGCTTCCCGGCCAAGACCATGGACTGGTTGAAGAACAATCACTCCCGTATGTACAAGGACCTGTCCAGCGGGGACCCCGCAATCGTGGCCGACGCCAAGGGCCGTGCTGCCACTGGAGCCGCCATGATCGGTCTGGGCTACACCCTGGCGATGGGCGGTATCGTCACTGGCCACGGTCCCAAGAACCGCGAGGAGCGCATCACGTGGATCGCCGCGGGCAACCAGCCATACTCGGTGAGGGTTGGGGACACTTGGTTCTCGTACTCGCGCCTGGACCCCCTGAGCACGATGCTCGGGTCGGTGGCCGACCTGTTCATGGCTGCCCAGTACACCCGCGACGACGAGGAAGCTCTGGATCAACTGACGTACGCGATGAACGCTCTGTGGTTCTCCACGACTAACAACCTGACCAACAAGAGCTACCTGCAGGGCTTCAAGTCCTTCCTGGAAATGATCACTGGGCAGGACCCGTCGCGGTTCCAGAAGTGGACCAAGCAACAGGTGGCTGGCGGCTGGATGCCGTTTGGATCGGCTGTTGGCACCCTTGCCAATACGATCGACCCCACCCGTCGCAGTGTGGACGCGGACTTCATGGATGGCATCCTTGACTCTGTGGTCAACCGCATCCCAGGCCTGTCGACCAATGAGCCCGTCCGCGATGCGTTCGGTAAGCCCATCCTCCGTGCTGACCAGCTCGGTCCTGACGTGCTGTCCCCGATTGCCACGACGGCAGTCAAGAACGACATCATCTCTAAGGAGTTCGAGGCTTTGGGCCGCTCGTTCAATGCTCCGAGCAAGATGCAGCAGGGCTTGGACCTGACGAAGATCGACATCGGACCCAACCGCACGGCTTACGGCCGCTTCCAGGAGCTGGCCGGGGAAGTCAGGATTGGCGGCCGCAACCTCGAGGAGGCCATGCAGGAGTTGCTGACCTCTGCTCGCTACCAGCAGGCCTCAGCCTACTCGACCGACATGGTTGAGTCCCCGCGGGTCTACATGGTGCGGGCTCTGTTTTCCAAGTACCGTCAACGGGCCTTCCGTCAACTCAAGAAGGAGAGCCCGGTTCTCAATGCGGCCCTGATGCAGTTGGACAGCCAAGCACGGGCGTCCAAGTACGGTGTCGCACCCTCTATTGTTGATTTGACCGCACGCTAATCATGGACGAAAAGAACGACCACACGATCCAAGCACTCGTCGCCATCGGCCGTATCGAAGGGAAGCTGGATGCAATGGCTGCTCAGCAGCACAAGCTCCTGGAGACCGACGAAAAGCACGATGGTAGGATTGGCTCGCTCGAGCAGGACCGCTCCAAGCTAATTGGCATTGGGATCGCCGCGGGAGCCTTCTCGAGTTGGATCACGAACCTCATCATGGGGAAACACTAATGGGTAAGAAAGAAGTCGCAGACACGCTCAGCAACATCCAGGAAGCTCTCACCAAGGAGCTGCTCCGACGGATCGCGGAAGGCACGGCTACCAGTGCCGACCTGAACATCGCCCGCCAGTTGCTCAAGGACAACAACATCGACGCCACGATCACCCCTGACAGCAGCCTGGCGACGTTGGGCAAGATCCTCCCGTTCGACCGGGAGAACGTCCAGATGCACAGTACGAACTTTGCAGAGAAGCACGCTAAGTAGTGGTCCAGAACGAGAAGCTCAAGGACTTCCGCAACTTCCTCTACCTTGTGTGGAAGGAGTTGGGATTGCCCGATCCCACGCCCGTCCAGTACGACATTGCATATGCGATGCAGCACGGGACCAAGCGCCAAGTGATCGAAGCGTACCGCGGTGTGGGCAAGAGCTGGATCGCTTCGGCCTTCGTGGTGTTCAACCTGTACTGGAATCCAGCGTTGAACATCCTGGTCGTGTCCGCGAGCAAGCAGCGGGCTGACGACTTCACGACGTTCACCCTGCGCCTCCTGACCGAGATCGCGTGGTTGAACCACCTGTACCCTCAGGGTGAGCAGCGGTGCAGCAAGGTAGCCTTCGACGTGTTCGGGGCACCGCCTGCTCACGCCCCCTCAGTGCGGTCTGTGGGCATCACTGGTCAGATCACGGGTAGCCGTGCTGACCTGATCATCCCGGACGACATCGAGGTGGCGAACAACTCCTGGACTCCTGGGATGCGCGAGAAGCTCCTGGAGTCGATCAAGGAGTTCGACGCCGTCCTCAAGCCGGGAGAGACCTCCCGCATCTGCTTCCTGGGAACCCCACAGAGTGGGGAGTCCATCTACACTGTGCTCGGAGACCGTGGCTACACGATCCGCATCTGGCCTGCTCGGATGCCCAACGAGAAGCAGCGTCGTGCATACGGCAACAAGCTGGCTCCGTACATCTCTGAGCTGCCGCTGGAGGTAGGTGAGCCTGTCGACCCCGACCGCTTCGACGACCTCGACCTGCAGGAGCGTGAGCTGTCCTATGGACGCTCGGGCTTCAATCTGCAGTTCATGCTCGACACGTCGATCAGTGACTCCAATCGCTATCCCCTCAAGCTGAGCGAGCTGATCGTGGACGACCTGGACGTCACGACCTGCTTCGAGAAGTACATCTACAGCACGGACAAGTCCCTGGCTTGGGACATCGAGACGGTAGGCTTCTCGGGGGACAGGTACTACCGCCCCCTGGAGCGCATCGGTAAGCCCGTTGCCCACGACGGCAGGGTGCTCGCCATCGACCCCTCTGGCCGGGGCAAGGACGAGCTGGGCTACACCGTGCTCGGCAAGAGCGCCCACAACATGGTTTTACTGGCGAACGGTGGACTCCGTGGAGGCTACGCCGTTGAAAACCTGACCAAGCTCGCCCAGTTGGCCAAGGACTACCAGGTCAATGAGATCATCTACGAGGCCAACTTCGGGGACGGTATGTGGGCTCAGATCTTCACCCCGATCCTCAAGGAGATCTACCCCTGCACCCTGACCGAGGTCAAGCACTCGGTCCAGAAGGAGCGTCGGATCATCGAGACGCTCGAGCCAATCATCAACCGCCACCACCTGATCGTCGACCGCCGTCTGATCGAGAAGGACCTGGCGTTTGTCCGTGACGACCACCCTGAGCTGGGTGTTGAACAGCGCCTCAAGTACAGCCTAATGTACCAGCTTTCGCACATCACGCTGGATCGCGGGTCGCTCATTCACGACGACCGCCTGGACTCCCTGGCCATCGCAGTCAACTACTGGGTGGAGCGAATGGGAGCATCAGTTGATGAGGCTCTTGCACGTCGAAAGGCAGAGTTGTGGGAGAAGGAGCTGGAGCAGTTCCTTGAGCACGCGATTGATCCAACGGGGAAGCCTCCTGAGCCTCAGCCGTCGTGGTTGCAGTCAAGTCGGGGGTCTCAGCGACTGCCCGGTCTACGTCCTCGTTAGCACGCGATTGATCCGACGGGGAAGCCTCCCGGTCTGCGGCCGCTGTAGCCCTCGCCGCAACCATCTTGAGGATGGCTTTGGTGCCCGCGGGGAGGCCCAACATGGGGTCGTTCAGGACAGTCTCAACCGCCTTGATCGTCTTGGCAGAGAGTGTTTTGGACTTGGCGGCCATCTTTTGGCGTCGACTTTCGCGTAAGTTGCCGATGTGGCACCGTTGACATAACCTAGTGGTAACACTGGACTTAGGACCGTTGCACTGGGTACAGTTGCCCGCCTTAGCCCTTTGCGACTTTGTAGATCTGACCGACTTACACATACGGCAGTAACCGCTGCGGTTGTTGAAGTCCTGCAAGGGCAAAACATGTCTGCAATCCGAGCATCGACGGTGCGTCGTTGAGCAGATGTTGCACAGGACTTGGTTGGCGGTTGCGAAGCCGCCGCCTGTGCTTCCAGAGCACTTGAGGCAGGTACGGGTGGGCGTGGTCATGATTGTCCGGGGGTGCGAGTGTACTTTGTTGGGGAGCCTGGAACGGGGGTCTGAACTCCGCTACGGGCACGCCCTTCAGCTCGAAGTCTTCGCAAGCTCTTCTCTCTCACCTTACTGCACGTAGTGCAGTAGATGCCGAGGTTTGAGAAGCTCCGTTGTCGCAGAATCCGTCCGCAGTCTGGGCATCGACGGTGCGTCTTGCGGCAAGTGTTGCACAGCACTTGGTTGGCAGTTACGAAGCCCCCACCCGTACTACCAGAACACTTAGGGCAGACATGAATGGTCATGCTTACCCCAAAGTGCGAGTGTACCCGCCCTAGAATGGGCCCAAACAGGGGCACCCTCTGTAACGCTCCAGGATCGCGTATAAACGATTTCGGGCGGAAAAGGTCCTAGGGTAGCCACCCACCCCTCAAAGTGCAGCCTGCGCAAGCCCACGCAGCCACAGAGGACGCTGGCCCGGTACCGCCCCCTGCAGTTGCGGAAGTGGTGGGGTCCGCACCCAGCCAGTGGGCCCAACCAGTCGACCGCGTGCTCGGAGTGGACAACGGACAGACAGGTCCGAAACCCGGAGACAGAGTCGAC